TCAAAGAATACATCGCTGACACTTCCTTAATCTGCAGGTCCTTGACCTTACCGCTGAGGATGTCCTCTGCCTTAGGCAAGCGTCCTGCAATCTTGCGGTGAGCCATAAACTTAACAGCCAAGCCGTCACCCACAGCACCTGCGATCAGGTTGTGCAAGGTGTCAATGTCAGTGTCGTCATCCTTCAACAGATCGCTAACGAACACCCACGAGCGTGGAGTAGCAAATGCCTTGCTAGGGCTCTTAGGATCGAAGTCATACAAGTCTTGCTTGGCAAAACCCACATAACCAACAACCTCAGGATGCACGGCATTCATAACAGCCCACTCTTGGAAGTCATCGAAGTCAATCTTCATTTCCAAGTGAATGAAACGGTTAGCCAACGGAGCAGGCATACGGTAGGTAACGCCACGGTCACCTTCACGGTTACCTGCGGCAACAATGTCTACGCCTTTGGGCAAACTGTAGGTACCAACCTTACGGTTAAGAATAAGTTGGTAGGCGGCGGCCTGTACTGCCGGAGGAGCGGAGTTCAGCTCGTCCAAGAAGATAACGGCAGTGGACTCTGGGTCCGTAGGTAACTCCGCTGGAGGAGCCCAAACCATCGCACCTTTGTCTGCATTGTAATAGGGGATACCTTTGATGTCTGTGGGTTCCCACAGGGCTAGGCGAACGTCAATGACCTCGCGACCTGCGTCCTCGCCAATCTGCTTGACGATGTCGCTCTTACCAATTCCAGGGGGACCCCACAGGAACACAGGACGGCGGGTTTGAATCGCCTTACGGATGGAACGCTTCGCTGACTTAGGGCCAACTTGACGAACGCTGATATCTGTACTCTTTGCCATAATAAGACCTCTTTCTTTTCTCAGTTAAAATTGCTTTCTCAGTGTTAATAGTATAACACCAATCAGCTCAGTTGTCAAGCTCTTTTTACGAAGTTTAATTGTGTTGTGTTATCGCCACGAACACTCTTAATCTTTGCTTTGATGCTTAACTTCTGCCCTGCTTCCAAGTTACTATTATACCAGAAATCTACGAAACTGTCAACCAGTTTAGCGGTAACCCTGAACTTGTCATAGTCTTTGCTGTAATAGCACTTGACCACCTCGATCTCGCCTTGGATCTTGTCGCCTACAGCGCCCTGCAATTGAGTGCTCGCACGGACTTCACGGGCTAGTTCGTTACGGCTTTGATCACGGATCATCACAGAGGGCAAGCAGGAGACCACAGCGAACTCCAGCATGTTCTTGCCAGTGAACTCATCCATCTGTGCAATGCGGAGAGCCTGTTGCTCGAACTCGTTGATCTTGCCCGAGATCTGTTTCAGCAAGAAGCCGTTGAAGTAGTTGCGGATCTCACGACCCTTCTCAATGTCAGCTTCGGTTGTGGGGTTGGAGCCTTCGCGGAGCCATTGCTTGACCATGAGCTTGTTGGCTTCGCGTCCACGGCAGGGTGGTACGGCATTCTCTAGCCACTCAGTCTCTTTGAGATAGCCACCGTTGACTCGGTCTGCTACCACTGCCAGGGCCCAAACATGGTCTGCTGTAAACATCGTTCGCTCCGTTTTGTTACTGTATGTTTCTATTATATAGCCATTCGCTCAAACTGTCAACCCCTGTGACCGGAGTGCCAGGTCAAGAAAAAAGGTGTTGTATTTCTACAACACCCTCAAAAGACGCCCCGGGAGCGAATCGGCTTGTCTTTGTGAAAGCCCTTGTTACAGGGTGATGCCCATTGCCTTGGCCTTGTAGCCTAGAGCAACGATTTCACGTGATGGTTGGCCCATGACGTACTCAGTTACCTGAACGCCATTGCCTGCCTTGCGGGTGTTGCTGTAGATAGCATAACCGTTCTGCTTGATGCGGCTTACTTCTGCGCTCAAGTTGCCAACGCCCAAGTCATGCTTGGCTTTGGATGCTGTCAAGGCTGCACCGTTGTAGAGTGCTGTGAAGACTTTGAAAGTCTTTGTTTCTGGATTGAATCTCTTCATTTTTAAGTTTCCTTTGTTAGAGCTGTTTTCTAACAGCGTCATATAATAATACATGACCTGTCGTAGAAAAGCAATACTCAATCCTTCCGTTTTACGGTGACATTTGCTCGAAGGAAGGCACCCAAAAGAACCACAGCACACCAAGTCTCCAAACCGTAGGGGATAAGCAGAGCTGCCCCGAACAAGACATTCCAGGACCAAATAACTAGGAACGGTCCTATGGCCAACAGGAAGATCACCAAGGCCACTACTAATATCACGTTAAACATTTTCTATCTCCGCGACTTCTTCAAGTCTTTTAAGTTCAGCAAGCTCTTTCTCGATCTCTTTGACCTTTCGCTTGCCGTTTACGTTCGTACCCTTTTGGTACACTTTCCAGATATGGTCTTCACAGTATACACGACCCGGAAAAGGTTTGCAACCGCACATCTTGTACGGATACTCCTTCTGTTCCGGGCCAATATACTGGCACCCTGTAATAAGAGCGCCTTCCATGTTAACCTCGCTTCATCACAGTAACCTCTGCCATTGCTTCCCAGTTGTCAGCAAATGCCTTACGCAATTGTGCAACCTTGAGCACCGTACGCAAGCTGAGCTCACGCAATTTAGCACGGTTATTGGAAACAAAGTCCACAACATCAATCTTAGCCACATCGCTCAAGTCGTACTCGTCTAACATGCCGTCTTGTACGATCTGCTTGATACGCAGAACCTTCTCACGGTCTGTGTCCATCTGCAGATCAATGTAGTGGCAACGACTCTCAAGAGCGGCAAGGTGATCCTGAAGCTTCTTAGAGCGTACATTCTCAAACTTGATGTTGGTGATAAAGATAGCACCTGCCTTGAACTCAAAGCGATCTGGGATACCTTCTGAGCGCAGGATACGGCTGTCAGTGTTCCAGCTGATAGTACGCTTCTTGGAACTGTCTAGTGCCGCCTTCAAGATGTTCAAGCTCAAGTCATCCAGCAATACGCTGTCGCAGTCATCAAACACAATGACGTTCTTCTCACTTGAGAACTCGTAGAGCTTAGAATACAAGCCAATGGCACTCATAGCACCTTTGACAATCTCATAGCGAGGCTTACGCTCGCCTAGAGTATTGAACAAGTCGTCTTTGGTAAGTACTTCTTCTACACCAAACGATTTGCCTACGCCTGGAGGGCCTGTGACAATCATTGCACGAACATCGCCAGCTTTCACAGCCTTGGTCATGTCCGACAGTACTTGGAAACGAGCACGAGTCTTCTCGATGAGATCCTCATCTGAGATATGTGCTACAGCCGTATCGGCTACTTTTAACTGAACCAAACTATTCTCTCCTACAGGGGCTTCGTCAATATGCGACACCACACGATATGCATTAATGCCCTCGACCTTAACGCGGATCTTCTTGTAGGGGTTGCGACCATTTTCAATCTCTTCACCAGCCAAGCAGGTAATTGCCTCGCCGTCAAAGTCCTTGACCATCTGCAAACGAATGCCGGGATAGATCATGTTCTTACGAGCACCGTAGGAACCCTCAACAATCTCAACTAATGTAGCCATCTCTCGCTCCTTCTATGTGTTAAACAATAACTCTATTATGCACTCAAACTGAAGTCTTGTCAACCCCAGTTTGAGCCCATGTTGTTTTTATGCAACAGCGTCCTCAGGCAGTCGAGCCAATGCTTCTGCCAGGGGAACTAGCTTCTTGTAGAACTGTGCATCGCTTTCGTAGACATTGCCCACGTACCATGTACCGTCCCGCATAATGTAGTACCACTCGCAACCATTGCCCTGAACACGATCAATGAACGACTCAAAGTCTGTGTCAGTTTGGAACTCCACGTTAGACTCACCGCGATCGCGTCCGTAGAAGGTACACATGTTGCCAAACTGTTTTTCGTAGTCCTCTGCAGAGATCTCTGTGCCGTGATAGCCAAAGGCATGCTGTATGCCAATCTCAGGCTTCAAGGAACTCAAGTCGCCTAGGGCAACAAGGTTGTTGGCTTTGGCAGAGTCATAGTGCTTCTGCAGGATGCTGCCATTGTATTCCAAATAGCCGTCCCAGTGGCAGTAGACTGACTTACAATTGTCGCCGTGCATTACGGCAATGCGTGAACGTGTACCCATTTTTCGCTCCTATGTTGTTAACGTATGTGTCTATTATAGCTTCAAACAGCTTCCCTGTCAACCGCTTCAGATAACCCGCCAAACACTCGGGACAATCTGTAGACCTTGCTTTTGGCTTCTACCATCGCTTCAGCAATGAAGTCCTCGGCAGTCCCGTCAGTAAGGATCTCTCGGGGGTCTTCGTATAAGCATCCGCCCAAGTAGGCACTGCCAAGCTCGAGCCCCTCCACAAGGACCCTAACTCTAAGCATGAACCATTCGAGGTGCCCGCGATCGATGTCCTTGACAATCTCGTCGATATCGGTGCAGCTCTCGTCGAAGCTGTCGCGGGGGTTAAGGTCTTCATAGGTCTTGTCCACGATGATGTCATAGCCGTCCCTTTCAAACTCTGCCAGTGTGTCATAGTAACGCATCTTAGATCTCCGTTTCGTATTCGTAGAACTTAACCTCTGGATCGTACTTCTTGAGCTGACGAGCCGCTGTCATCAACTCTTTATAGCGACGGTTAACCTCTGACCTGGGCAGTTCGCCATCGCAGGTCAAGTTCTCTGGGCTCAGAGCCGCATCAATCATGTCTGCTACAGCCTGGCGCTCTGCGGCACTGTTGAGGCTGTACTGTGGACCTTTGAAGAATGAGTTCCAGTGGTTCTTGTCTTTTAAAAACTTTTCTAATGCTTTCATCGTTCGCTCCTTTGTTAACATGTCTCTATTATAACGCCAAAACAGCAGCCTGTCAACCCCTACATGCTCCAGTAGGCTTCACTTGACGGGCTACAGTGTCGGGGCGTATCATAGCGTTCCTGATACTCTCGGCCACCCATCATGTTTGTACGGGTAACATAGGTCTCGTGGATCTCAAAACGATAGCCTTGGTCCGGGTGATACAAGTAGTAGATCTCATTTGATTCACGCAACATGGCCTCACGGTCCTTGCGATCGAAATCGTACTTGCCAATGAACCGCTCGCCCGATTTGGTGCGGCGGTCCTTTTTGTATACTTCTAGAGTGAACATCATATCAATCTCCTCGGCAGTCTGTGTTAAGGGCGGGTTTAAGTATACGGCGGAGCTCAACCTCACGCTTGTGAGCTTCAGCTTTACCACGTATGACTTCGTGAACAAGTACTTCGATTTCGCTCTTGTCGTTGAGTGAACGCAGAGCTTGGCAAAGCAGCCAGTTCTTTGACTCTTTTTTGGCGCGGTAGAAGTGCTTGGCTGCACGGGCTAGAACTGACTTATTAATAGTCGACTCTGTCTTAGCTGTGACGCCAATGTAGTTCAAACCGTTGACTCGCAGTTCATAGATGATATGATTGCGGTCGGTACGCTTTTTACGAGTGGTGTTTGTCTGTGTCATGTATCTATTATAACGCCGTTTGGCTGAAATGTCAACCAAAAAGATTTGACCCTACAGTGTCAAGGGTTTCTCGTTCTAGATACGTGCAATTGCTCGCTGTCCAAAATGTAGCCAAAATGCCACAGATTGGGCCTCGCTGCGGCACTCTCCTTCGCTGCTGCCTGCTGTAGACGTGCTGTAGCTGCTGATTCTGCTGCTGTACTGTAAATTTACTTTGGTATTCGCTGCTGTAGCTATGGTGCCCGGAGCCGGAATCGAACCGGCATGCTGTTGCCAGCGAGAGATTTTAAGTCTCTTGTGTCTACCTATTTCACCATCCGGGCTGCTGTACGCTGCTGTTGAAGTGTTACTTATGTAATACCCTGCTGCGCACTGCTGCTGTTTAACGTTAACTGGCCACGCCTACTGGATTCGAACCAGTGGCCCACAGCTTAGAAGGCTGTTGCTCTATCCAACTGAGCTAAGGCGTGATCGAGTGGTGGGCCCCCCGTGAGTCGAACACGGCACCAACGGATTATGAGTCCGCTGCTCTAACCAACATGAGCTAGAGGCCCGTTGACTTGTTATTTTTGGCCTAGAAACTCCAACTTCTCTTTAAGCTGCTGTTCACGAGCTAGAATTTCCTGCTGCCCTTTAGTGACAAACTTGTGTAGGTCTTCCATGCGTTCTTGAAACACTTCCGGCGCTGCTTCAGCTGCACGATCCATGTCCCAAGCATTAGGATAGTGTCTTAGTATGCTGCGAGCTTCATCACGAACTGCCTTGGGCACACGAGCATATTGCCCACCCGCTAGTCGTGACAAGAAGTCTTGTGCATACTTTACTGCACGGTATCTTTCATCTGGTAATGTCATGGTTTCTCTGCTCCTGGATAACGCTCGTTTCTTAAGCATGTGTATATTATAACACTATCTAGGGTGCTTGTCAACCCGTCGACCTCTGGTATTGGCTATCTGCTCACAGTGTTCTAGGAACTCTCTATATAGTACGGGATCCCGCTCAAAGATTGATGCTAGATGTCCCAGTATGAATCCCTGTGTGTAGAGTTTACTGTGTCTAGGATCATCGTGAACATTCAGTGCATCCACAGTGGCTCTGATGTGTTCTGCTATGTATTCCGTTCTGTTACTGCTCAAGTCATGCTCCTAGTACTGTTATTTACTGTATAGCAAGATCTTATATAGTGTATACTATACCTTAGCAGCGGGGCCACTGTATATGATTCGGTATGCAGTCTACAGGCCCACTTTTACGGTGAATAAATACTGATAAGAGCCAGATTATCTGATCGTTATTAGATCGTTTAGCACCGTAGAGCAAGGTTCTTGTAGAATTTTATACAGTAGAGAATCATCAGATCGGTGGTATGAGAGGCTATGCTCAAATGGTCACACAATTTCACACTTTATTGCACTTTGTCACACAAAACCCCTATTATTCAGCAGCGGGGCCTTGGGTTTTTCCTGTTTTTAGTACAGTAAATCACACTTTTGCACACTTACTGTAGGTTAAGTTAATAGTATTACTAGACCACCCAAGATCAGTCCCACGGCGAAGCCTAGAAAACCCAGTACCACTATGGCCGCACAGTAGTATAGGTCATCAGCTAGTATAGAGTATAGCGTGTGCATGATTCTGCAGCGGGGCCTGTATGCATATTGGGTTTTTATAATGCGTAGCCCGTGACTGCACCCGTCTGTAGATCCAATACAGTGTAGCCCCAAGTTGCACCACCCGTGCCCGACAATGACACACTCAGTATAGCACCGTAAACATCTACTTGTGTTATGCGTATGGTTAGAGTATAGATCACAGGGCCTTGCAGTCCAGTAGTATCTACTTCACTGCTTGCACCCAATCTTGTGCCCGGGAATGTTATTACGTTGCCCACACGATAGCCTGTACCGCCATTAATAACACCTCGACCAATATAGTTACTGCCATTGTCCACATTGATTGACATCTGCCCTCCCACTCCTGAACCTGATTTGGTAAATGGGTATACTATCTGTTTGTTGTACACTGTGTTATCATCAATGCCCAATGCAATCTTTCTAGCGTAGAGTATACTGGCTTCTATACCCTGTATGTTTGGCACTACCAGTGTACTATCTGCCAGTACCTGTAGATTACCACTGTTACGATAGTAGGCCACATCGATAGTAGGAGTTCTAGGGGTATTCCAATCTATGTTTACATTGCTGACCTGTGTTTTAAACTCGGTTTGATTTAGATTTTTAGTATACACAATGCCTGCTGTATACTTGTCTTTGACTGTGACTGTAAAGCCCCAAGCTTCAGCTACTATTTTAAACTCACTGGGATCTTCTACCAATAGATCTAGCGTAGTAAGCCCTTTTTCTGCTACCTGCTGTACGTGTAGAAACTCTTCTCTATACTTGTAGATCAGTGTTTCATCTGTGCCCACCAGCTGTTGCCCAGCTATGCTGAGACTCTTTACTTCGTCAGCTGTGAGCATGGTCAAAGGAGTCAGTTGATTAACTGCTTCTACATAGCGACTTTTGGGTTGATAACGGGTGAATTTATTGGCCATACTCATATTTAAGCCAAACTGTAAATACACACATGAGCGACCCCGATCTCTACTGCTACAGCCTATTCTACTGGATAGACTACGATCCCGAATCTGTATGGACTCTAGTACAGCGACACCAGGGCAATATACAGCCACAGGTGGGCGGACACTATGACTTTTGGATACACCGAGACTATGCTAGTATATTGGTTCTAGCCTTTCCTCTACTGCGCCGTCAATTTCAAAAGGATCTCTACACATAGTTCTGGGAGGAGACGGAGCACTAGCCGGCAGGCGCCGAGGTGACGGCTAGTGCGGTGAACACTATATCTGGGTTGACTGTCCTTGCAAATTTTTTGCGCTGCGCTGCCACTTCGTGGCTGTTAAATTATGCTGAGAACTCGATAAATATTACACAAGAGGATATGCCATGAGCCAATTACCCACACGTAGTCTTAGACTGCGAAGTTATGCCACTGTTGATCTAGATAGACTTACCGGAGAAAAAGGTGAGATATTCTATGACTATCAACAAAAAACTCTCAAAGTCTACAATGGTGCTGGGCAAGCTGCCAGTACAGTTAATGTGGGTGAAACCAACAGACTGACCAACGGCACAAAAACAGCCAGTCTAGACACTTCGGGCAATTTGAATCTGCCCGTGGGTGGAGATCTTAGAAACAGTGCAGGACAGGGGGTATTTGCTTTACTGGCCAATAACTACATTACCAATACCAGTCTGGGCTCAACACTCAACAGCTATGTGTTACAGAACACGGGGGCAACGGGCAATATCTTTACCAATCTAATTGACAGCGCGGACTCGAGTGCTATTACTGTGACTCCTGCAGTGATATTCTCCAGTGATATCACAGTGGAAAATGATCTTGTTGCTAAAAATATAGTTAACGGTGGTCAGCGCTGGCAGTTTGGCACAGATGGTGCATTAACCATCCCAAGTGATATCCGCAGTGAAGGCGATATCAACATTGAAATCAACTTGAGTGACTCAACACTGCGTAGATGGCAGTTTGGGGAAGATGGGAACTTAACACTGCCGCCAGGCGGCACTATACTCAACAGTTCGGGTCAACCTTATGTGAATGGTGTGACCAGCATCAGCTCATCAGTCTCCACTGGAATTTATACTGATGCCAGCGGTGATTATCAATACGGAACATTGGACTATAGTTACGCAGTCAATGGAAATGCTGGGCAGTTTAGTATAGAATACTCTCGACCACTGGTAGGTGGTAATGTGGACATAAATGTTGGCAATACAATTGTCAACGGTGATTTAACCCTTTCGGGTGATATCAAGAGCAACGGCAACATCAACATTGATATTAACTTGAGTGATAGTACTCTGCGTAGGTGGCAATTCGGTGAAGATGGCAACCTAACATTCCCAGATGGTACCAATCAAAGCACAGCTGGTGTAGCCCTACCAGTTTGTGTGATAAACAGTTCTTCAAGCAGCAGTGTTGGCGGTGTTGTTGGCGCAGTCAGTGTGAATTTTACAGTGACCAATCCTTCAGGAGCTGCAATATCAGAAATAGGCATATTTTTACCTTCAGTCAACACTGCGGCAGCGGCCACAGTTGCAGACAGCGCCACTGCTGGGACACAGGCCAAGGTAATAACAGCGCCGTCTGGCAATACCAGATACTGGGCACAGATCTATGCAGTGACACCCAACGGAACAGCATATTCAGCACCAAACTATCTTGTAGCCACCCATATCTGTTTATTGGCTGGCACTATGATAGCATTGGCTGATGGCACCTACAAGGCCATAGAAGACATCACCTACACTGACAGAATGTTGAGTTGGGACTTTGATCGTGGCTGTTATGCAGAAACCACAGCTCTGTGGATCAAGCAGGCCGAAACTGGATCACAGTACAATCTACTGACATTCAGCGATGGCACAACTCTACGCACATTTGATCAGCATCGTATCTTTAACAAACAGGCAGGTGCATTTACCTACCCGATGACTGCGGCCACTCCTATTGGAACCATCACAGTCAACGAACACGGTGACGAGATCACCTTGATAGGCAAACAAGTTGTAGTAGACACCATTGAATACTACAATGTTATTACAGACCATCATATGAACCTGTTCTCCGACACGATACTAACATCCTGCAGATTCAACAACATCTATCCTATACTAGATATGAAGTTTGTTAAAGATTCAAGAATGTTACGCACTCGTGATGAGTTTGAGAATATTCCAGATAGATTCTTCTATGGCCTACGATTAGCTGAACAGACCTACGAACTAGATATGATTGAATGGTATGTGACAAGATTGCTGTCAGTGGAACAGAGTTTTGAATTGGCAGCAGTATGAAAGTTCTGTTCTTGGACCACTACGGAGTGCTGTGTTTGAGCCCAAAGCCTGTTACAAGAACTGAATTCAGTATGCCCACATCAGATGAATTTGCTGACACGGGTATAACCTTTTTCAGCGACTTTGATCTCGATGCGGTAGCAGTGTTGAATGATATCATACAGCAAACAGGTGCTGAAATAGTCATATCCAGTGATTGGAAACGAGAAACCACACTGAGTGGAATGTGTGAGTTTTATCAGAAACAGGGTATAGAAAAAATGCCCTTGGCCTATACTGACTGGTTGCCCGGAGCAGCCACATACCACGAACAACGGGCTGGTGAAATAAACGCCTGGCTGGGTCAGCATCCTGAAACTACTCACTGGTGCGCAGTAGATGATTTGTATATGGCCACTTGGCTAACCAACTTTGCCTGGGCTAAAAATGTACATCTAGGTATCAATGATCCTCTAATACAAAAACAAATAATAGAGTTGATAACCACTAAATAATTGACTATGAAAAGAACTTTATTAATTCTCACCGTGTTGTTGCTACAGGGCTGTGCAGTTGCATTGAGCAGTTATATACCCAGTTTTTGGGATGATAATCAAAGTGCTAAAATAGTGGACATCAGTCTAGCAGTTGAACGTCTAGATTGTGGTCAAGCCCAGGCTGTCCAGGTAGCTAGGATACGTGATGATCTGGAATGGTTTAAGTTATACAGTCAGGGCAAGGGCAGTCGTCAAACTGATGTACTTAAACTCACAGAGCCCATGCAGGCCACAGTGGAAGATTGGTACAAGCGTGTGAGTGCTGAGGGCTACAAAGAAAACAAGATCTACTGCGATCTCAAACGCCGGGTCATGATAGAACAAACGCAAAGAGCCACCAAGGCCGTACTAGGGAGATTTTAAATGAGCATGGAACAACTACATTGGATCGCAGGTTCGGACAAGGGCTGGGCCGCAACAAGGGCGGCTATGGTCATAGCTATCACAGAGCAGTTCCAAGGTGGTGGGCTTGATCGCAGTGAGTATCTAGAAATGATGCAGGATCTAGTACGCATGGATCAATTAGATGCAGAAGCAGATGACATCGAACTAAAGACCATGCTGGTTTCAGCTGTATATGCCGTGGCACAGGTGGTATAACAATGCGTATCAACGAAGTAATAAGTTTAGATCTAGACGAAGAGCCTGCCAGTCGTGCCTTGTGTACCAGTGGTAAGCCAGACTCAGCCCTGGGTGCCAGTCAATTGGCAAGTTGCAAGTCGCAGGGCTATCGCAGTCGTGAGGGTGGCAAGAGTCACAAGGTGGGCAGCGATCGTGTTAAAGTACGTGGCAAGAAGATCAAGGGCAAGAAGTACGGTGGCCCATTACCCGACTGGAGTTAAAACTCAATGCAGGATCTAGTACTGCACCCCGGGGATATTCTAATAGCCCCACCCAGAATGCAAGACAGTCGTTTTGCCAAAACAGTGATCATGCTTACCCACTTCAGAGATGGCGCCAGCTTTGGGCTGGTCCTAAACAAGCCCAGCTCACATACCATAAACGATCTTAGCCCAGAACTAGACGTACCCTTGCCCGAATACACTAACCTATACTGGGGCGGCCCCGTAAACCCCCAGACCATATGGATGCTACACAGCAGTGAATGGCAGCTAGAGTCTAGCATAAAGATCAATGAACACTGGTCGATGACATCCAGCACTGAGATGTTTCATCACATAGCAGATGGTGACTGCCCCGAGCATTGGATTATTACCTTTGGCTTCTGCGGGTGGACCCGACATCAATTGGAAAGCGAGCTACAGGGTAACCCACCCTGGAGTCTAGAATCTAGTTGGTTATTGTGGCGCCAACCTGACACACATCTATTGGCTGTGGCCCCCGAAGAGCTATGGCGTGTCAGCACAGAACAATGCAGCCACCAAGCAGTAAACACTTGGATGACCTAGATGCTAGTAGAAGCCACTAGACCTCAAGGTTGGCTTTGGGTTGATTGGTGGCTGCTAAATCATTGTGCTTGGCGGTGTAGCTATTGTCCGGACCTACTACGCTCGGGTAGCATACCCAAGCCCAGTCTACGTGACTGCCAGCATTTTGTTTCCGAACTCACTAGATATGCCAGTCAACAGGGGTTGAAGCCTAGGATTAAATTCACAGGCGGTGAACCTACAGAATGGAGTAGTCTAGATGACCTATTGGCCTTGTGTCAGCAACTGGGAATGACCACATCATTGCGTACCAATGCCAATGTTGAACACAGTCGTTGGCAGACTCTAATAGAGGGTCTAACAGACCTAGAGATGAACTTCCACCCAGAACACACGCAAACTAGTGTTTACATGCTGAACCTAGACAGGGCAGTAGCACAGGGCATCAATGTAAGAGCTGTGTTTAATATGTTGCCCCAGCGGTTTGATGAGCTAGAACTAGTACGTGAAAAGATACAGAGCAAGTACCCTAGTGTGGGTATAGATAGACGTATGCTGTTTGAAGACCCTGCGGTCAATCATAGACCCATGCAGTATACAGAGACTCAACAGGTCAAACTGATTAGACAAAGCGGAGACATTCGAATCACCGATGACGCTGAGATCAGTTACACTGATTACCCTACTATGGTGTCAGAGGGTAGCAATAGATTTCAAGATTGGAATTGCAGAATAGGGCTAGAGCAGTTGATAGTAGATGCTTGGGGCCGTGTACGTAAAGGACATTGCGGTCAAGGTGGCAGTATGGGCACTGTAGGTGGAGCCATATTATGGCCCGATCAACCGTTGCTTTGTCGCAGACCCAGTTGCGACAATGCCTTTGATATCCTAGCTACTAAAACTAGGGTCTAAGATTGTTATAGATCGCTGCTTCTACCAGCTGGATACGTTGTTTCTTTGATCCAGCACCCATGACCACTACCACAAACTGTTGACCCTGTTCTTCTAGGGCCATGGCCACACAAAGGCCTGCGGGGTTGGTAAATCCAGTCTTGCTGACAATGGTGTTCTTAAACTCTTCTAGTAGGGTAACATTGGTATTACCAAACACTACCTTAATGGGTCGTTTTTTGCCCTGTACTTCTAACTCCGTACGGGTTAATGTGCTAACTGTGCGTATAAAGTCCTGCTTCATGGCCTCTTGAAACATTATGACAATGTCTTCTGCGGTGCTGACATTCTTTACACTGAGCCCAGATGCATCATCAAAGTGCGTGTTCTTCATGCCCAAGCGCCTAGCCAGTTCATTCATTTCAATAAGGAACTCCGTCCTGCCCCCAGGATAGTCGTGAGCCAGCGTCTCTGCCGCCGCATTATCCGATTTAACTAATAGGGCGGTCATTAGTTCTCTGCGGCTGTACTGTTGGCGTGGCAAATGACTGCCCACATTTTTGACTAGGTCAACCTTGCGATCTAGGCCATAACCCGTTTCCAGGGCTACCATGGCAGTCATTATTTTAGTAATGCTGGCCAGGGGTCTAACTTGATCTGAGTTACGAGCTGAAACTGTGCTTTGCTTGGTAACATTGTAGAGTAACACACTGGGCTCAGTTCGAGCCCAGGCTGTAGAGATAGTTAAAAATACTATGATTAGAAATTTCATAGATTATTTAACTGACAGCTCCTCTAACTCGGCCCGCAGATCTTCTTCATCAATTACTCTACGTAGCAGCCGTTCTACCAGTTCGTTTAGGGTAATGTCCTGTTCGTGTGCCATTTTCATGAGTTCGAACATTTCATCATCACCTAGAGTCAACGGCACACTTACCCGTGCATCGTAGTCCTCGCCTTCACGAATAGCTAGGCATTTTTGGATAAAGTCGTCGTCTACTTCTAGATCAACATAATTGACCTCATCCCAAGCTTCATTCCTGTCTACGTCACGACGCTTGGCTTCTTTCTTCATCTTCTTGGCGTAGTCTTCGTTGATCATGCGATAAGCACGATTGTGTACATAGTCGTGTGCCTGTACTTCGTAGACTGTTTGATCTCTAGTATCAAAGATGATAGTAAAGCTGTGTCCATCTTGCTCACCATTCCAGCTGTCCAGTTGATAGACATTGGGCCCATAACACTGCCAGCCATAGTCACTGCCTTCAGTGATGCGATAGTTAACCAACTCCATCCATTCTTTCATCGTAATCATTTTACTTCCTTTTCAAGTTTAGGTGCAATTCTTGTGAGTTCTTCATCAGTGGCATAACGAACAGGAGGATTTATATTCCAACTGTCCGCAGTGAATATTCTAACAGGTTTCCAGTATTTGTGCAAGAGATTATTGATGGCAACAATGGCCGCAACAACAACAATAAAGCCTAGGGCTGTTAGAATACTTCCGGCTAAAAATACCGCCGCTTGATCCATGTCCATTATATCACCTTTCCTAATCCTAACCAAATCAACTGATCTAGTTCTTGTTGATAAT